ATCAATAACATCGGATCCAAGATCGTACTCACCATCACTTGCAGTAACAACTTGTTGCCGTTGTGCAATGGTCCATTGATTTAAGCCACGATTAGCCCAGTCAGCAAATAAAAGGTTCAACGATCTCTTTGCCGTTTTCAGATCATAGCCAGTTCGCACTTCCAAGCCACAACGCTCAAAAGCCTCTTCAATGTAATCTGCTACATCCAATTCAAAATCTGTTGAACCTGAGGTGGTCATGACTTACGCTTTCTCCGCAAGGGCGATACACGTTTAGGCTTTCCTGCTGGTTGCCCTAAACGTTTTTTCTGTGATATTCTACTACGCTTCTCAGATTTTGTCATCTCTGAAGCAGTTTTTGGAGTCTTTGAACTAACTCGCTTAGTTGGGCGGCAATATGGCGTCCCACGCTTCTCACCCGCCTTACGACCACACGCTTTGCCTGTGCGAACATCTTTCCACTCCTCTTTGAACCATCTTTTAAGGGCGGCGCCCTTTTTCGTTTTACGAACTGCCATTATGACTGCTCCACAGATCCTTTAGTGCGCTTACGCCTTCTTGATGAGACGCATCCGCAACCTCTCGCTACTGCTGTCCCTTCCATCTTCTTGCCTCTGAACTTTCTCTTGGGTTTTGGACTTTTTAATGGTGACCTCATCATGACCGCCTTTTAGTAGTTCTTTTTGCAGTTCTGCGTGTCGAAGTCTTAGCAGTCTTACTTTTTCCTCCAGTTCCCCACTTTTTGGCTCCCACCTTACGGCATTTAGCGATGGCTCCTGAAGCATACGCTGAAGGAAAGACTCTATATCTTGCCTTAACTTTTCTGTAACAAGCATCTTTTGCCATTCTCCCGCCTCCTTTCGAGACTTGCTGCCTCATTTGTGATCGACCAATTGCCATTATCTAACCAAAAAAACAATAAAACCGCCAACTATGGCAAATAGTTGCGCGAATACAACCATTAAAATCATCCATAATTTTTGATCCAGTTTACTAATGTCATCCTGCATATGAGCAAGATGATTATTTTCAATTGTATCGAGCCTATTAAATACTACTTTTATGTCGCCTTGCATCTCTGAAATAAACTTCCACTGCCGTTCTTCTGTTTCGTGATCTGTCATTTTAGCATCTCCAACGTTTTCTTGCCTGACAAATTCTTTTGTTAGGAGTCTTGCGACAATTAATATTGTGCATCTTCTTCTGACCCTCAGAGCGAGAGCAGTATGAACTACGGCGTTTAGCGCGTGCCTTACTCGGCTTTTTTTCTGTTACAGCAGTTTGAAGTTTTGAACCTGGGTTTTTACGGCGATACGCCTTCACGCCAGCCTTAGTCATGCCAGCACCAGATTTTGTAGGACGAAAGTTCTTTTTGTTACGGGCAGGCATTTTTGCGGGTTTACGAGCCATTATAACGATCCTTGTTCTCTTAATAAAATTCCATCGCCAAATATTCCAATATCAGCAGTTTGGCTATTCATAGATGCTTGAAATTCTATAGTTGCCTTCTCTGGCACCTTAAAAGGAAGTGTCCTTGCAATATCCATGCGCTGAACAAAAGAAGTTTGAGCCACGTTAAAAATACGCCCATCAGAGTAAGTAACCTTATTCCTGAAGGTCATGATTTTTGTGTCGTTATTTGCTGTTGCAGTAAAAGCGTCAATGCGGCCAAGATAAAAAGAATATCCAGCAGGAACAGTAAAAACGGCTGCTTGGTTTTTTCCACGTCCTGCAATTATTTTTGCATATACAATCGAATTGTAACTTGCTGTTACATCTCCTGCCGCATTGCCAGCAACAGTTATCAAGTCATTTATTCTAAAAAATGATTTTGTAGTGGTTATGGGGGTTGTGCCGTTTAGAGATACAACTTCTGTAATTATTTCGTAGTTTGCATCCAAGCCATTAATTAAAATGCTGACAGCAGTGTCACTGACGCTACTACTAACAACGGAAAGTTGTTGTGCTGAAGAAAGAAAAGGAAGCGCCGTATTGTTCTCCCAAGGCGTTCTAAACGTTGTCCCTATGGATGGATTTGTGCCAAAAATATTCCGTATAGAATGCAAGGGAATTTGCCCACGAGCGACCTGCAATTCAAAAGGCTCTGATGTGCCTATTTGGCTGATAGATCTTATCTCGTGGGCCATAACAAACCTCTATGATAAGAAGATTGTCAGTTCATTGCTTGCGCCTGTGAAAGCAGAGATATACGCGCCACTTGTTGCAAGAATGCCATTATCTGGAATGTTCAGATGATGAATCCCTGTAGGGAAAGTTTGCGTAATCAATGTTTCACCAGATGCGCTGCCATCTTTGATGGTAAACGAACCTGCGGCGGCGGCGTAGATTACAATCTGACGGATGCGTGACCTAGCAGGCCCCACAACAGCGGCAGACGTACCCTGCGCCCAATTATAGGCTTTTACTGGACCAGCCATAGTAGCCTCCTATTAACCAGCAGAGACGGTTACTACGCCAGAGTTGCTCCAGAGTTGACCTGCGACTGATGGATCAGAAGTTGGAAGATCTTTGATGATTACAACGCTGTTTGTACCATCGTGAGTGATGGAAATGTTTTCAGTAACTGCGCCAGTTGTTGCGTTTACGTCAATTTCCTTGAAGCCGCCCTTAGAACGGACTGCTCCTTCAAAAGTGGTGTTAGCCATGCTTATCTCCTGTCGTGGCTAGTGTCAGCCGCACCATGCGACTGTCAGGGATAAGTGATTGTACAATAAGAGAGGGGCGACTGTAAAGCCGCCCCTTCAAACCCAAGTACAAAGACAAGGGGGATGTTATTAGGCGCCAGGTGAGCCGAAGACTGCACGAGGATCGCTGTAGCCGAAGCTGTAACGCTCACGAGCCTTAAAGCGCATGTTACCTGAGTCGAAGTCAGCTTCCATGTTGGTTGCCAAAGGCGCACGCTCGAAGTGCTTGAAGCCATTCGGAGCGTCAGTCTTGATGAAGAACGCATCTGGGTCTGTCAAGAAGTGGTTGACAGTGTAACCTTCAGGCAACATGCCCATGTTACGGATTGCGTTTACATCGTTGTCAGCAGTGCCAACGCGGAGCGTTGATTCCAGCAGGCGATCTGCTACGAACTGAAGCTGAGGTGGAATGATCAACTTGGTACCACGAAGGGCGATGATCATGTTCCGCTCATCAACGAAAGTGGAAATGTCGATCAGAGCATTTTCCAATGAAGTTTCGTTGAGGTCAGCAGCAGTGCTTGGCTCGTTGCGGAAAGTACCGCCGCCAGCAAGTGGGTGGTCAGTAGCGCAAAGCTCCTTACCATCACCGCCAGTGTAAGAGCTGTCGAACGCGTTGTTCAACGTAGCAGCGGCTTTAACCTGCTTGGTGTGAGCCATTGAACGTGCAAGTGCGCGGGTGTACCGTGCGCCAAGACGATCATACAGGTTATCTTCCATTGCTTCTTCGGTCAAAGCAAACGCAAGAGAAACTGTCTCATGCGTATAGCGTGCCGTGTAAGCTTCGGAAGCGCTGTCGAATGAAACGCCAGCACCTTCTGCTTTGGTTTGGGCGTTGCCAAAACCGACCAGCATTACTTCTTCTTCAAATGCTCGATCTGAAGATTCAGTGTCGTAGATTTCAGCATGTTCCGCATCGTAGCGGTTGTATTCCATGCCAAAGAGGGCGTTAAGACCGGGTTCCAGTTCTTTCGCCAATTGAGCGCGAGAAATAGCCATTAGTTAGTCTCCTTACGCCAAGCCTGCAGTGCCAGCACTGAACAGGTGGTTGTTGATCATCACAACAACATTGGTATTTGCAGATGAAACATCGCTATTCTCAGGATCCTGAGAAATGTCGATTGCTTTCAAAGGCAAAGTCGCGGTTGTTGCGCCAGTGGTGACATCAAGTTCCATGCGGGAAATACCAGAATTGGTATCGCCAACAGGGGACTGGTCAACGATGTCAAAGTTGCCGAACAGATCAGCAACAGGGAAGGTGTCGTCTGCTTGAATTTCGTACACTGCGTAAGGTGCATCAATTACTGACGCTACAATGTCAGAAGCAGCGATTGACCCAGGGTAGTGGTTAGACCAAGTTGGTTTACCAGTGGTTGGGTCAGTGTACTCACAACCGTTGAATACACCCAGAATCAAGCCAGAGCCGCCAGCGGCAACGCGCTCAATTGTACCAGCGGTAACGACTGCAACGAGGTCACCTTGGTAAATTGCAGTAGCGTAGCCAGAAGCAATGCGGTACTTGTTCTGCATGTTTGTCAGGTCGGAGCCGTTACCTGAGCGCGAAAGGCGCAGGCCGAAAGAGGCGTCTTGATTAGCCATCTTATTTTCTCCTAGTTATCAGCTACCTTCGGGCCACCAAAGGACACAGAGGTAGAACGTTGGGGTTTTAGCTTTGGCATGTTCGGATTGCTTTCACGCATCCAATCACGATCCACAGCTT